TGCCGCAGCGGGCTTGGCGACATCGACGGCTAAGCTGGTGATTCCAGACGTAGACGCCGCAGAGATTGTGCCTCCACTGATCGTCGCACCCGTGATGGTTGTGCCAGCCACGAGTTCGGGATCAGAGAAGGCAACACCGACAGGTTTAGTGTTAGGCATTGCCTTCTCCTAGTGTTAAGCGATGCGATAGATCGTGTAAGCCGCCGTGCCCGTCTTGCGGAAACGGAAGATGGCCGAAGACGGGTTGGTCGTCGTCGCGCCGTCGATCAGAACCGCGCTGCCGACGATGGTGTTGCCGGTGCCAGCGCCGAACGTCACATCGTTAGCGGCGTTGTCGCCGATATTAATGAAGCTAACGTCGAAGCTGGTATTGACGGCAACGCTTGGAAAAGCGGCGTCGATCAACGCGCCCGTCGGGAACGTGTAGGTGCCTGCATCCGTGCCGCCGGAATCAATTGTGACGATGCCGGTCGACAGATTAGCCGCCGTAATCGTAACGGTCGCGCCGGTCAGATCGGCAGACGCAGCCTGAGCGCGCATAAGCGGCTCGCCGCGAACGCCCGCCGAAAACTGATAGCCGCCCGTGCCCTGCGAAAGCGGCGGGTTCGGGCCAAACGATTCGAGCGGATAAGAAGCGCCCTGAGTAGTGATAGCCATGATTCAATGCTCCTTAATTTGAGAGGAAGAAGGGGCCGAAGCCCCTTCTGTTAGCCCCAAAGGCGAACCGCCATCTGCGGACGAATGACGCTGTACCCATACAGAACGTCAATACGGCAGGGCAGTCGGTCGTTGTTGATGTCATACTGACGGACAACGCGGAGCGAGATACCATTGTGAACTTGGCGCGAGGCCATGTCGACGCCCTGCGGAAGCAGGAGATCGGCCGTGGCGAACGCGATGGCGTCCTTGTGGTAGATCATGTTCTGCGGGTACTGCGTCGAAGCAGCGCCGAAGAACGTGACAGCCTTACCGGAGACCGGCAGAGCGTCGACCGTGGCAAGAGCCTGCGAAGCCGAATACATCGCCGGGACAGTGACCGAAGCGGTGGTCGACGCCGTAACGTCAGCCAGAGCAACGAACTGAAACAGCGAGCCGGTCGACTCACGGGTCTGCGGGTTGACGGCATAGCAGTCGGCAATCGTGAACACGTCGCCGGCCTTAATAACCGTCGAGCCAAGGCCCGTCAGGACGATGGTGGTCGCGCCTTCGGTCGTGACCGAGGTGCTGACCGTCACGGTGCCCGTGCGCGAGCCAGTCGTGAACTGCTTGATCGACTGCGACATATTCAGCTCTTCATAGCCGAGAATGCCTTCGCCGAAGATGCCGTTCTTAAACTGCTTCGAAATGGCCGAAACAGGGTTGAACAGGCCCTTCATGCCTTCGATCAGCGACGCGTTAGCGGCCGGGTTGACCGTCGCGTAGCGCGGCGACATGACAGCGGCGTTCTCGTTCAGCTTCTGCTGCGCCTGCAACAGAACGAGCGAGGTGGCCGGGGTCGTGCCGGGTGTGCCGACCGAGTTGCCGATATATTTGAAGCTATTGGCAACGTCAGCGTCGATGCTGGAAGCAAGCTGCGAAATACGCGGCTTCAGCACGCGTTCCGCGAAGTCGTCCAACTGCATCGTCAGTTCAGCAGTCGTGAAGTTGACGCCGATGTGCTTCTGCGACGAAACGGTCAGGGTCGTGTACTGCTCGTTGTCGTCCTGAACCTGAAGCGCAGCGCCGTCCGTGACCAGAGCGCGGTCGGGCAGGCGGATACGCAGGGTCGAGCCGATCTTAGCGCCTTCGACGGCGAAAGAATCGTCATACTGACGGTTGACGGTGCGGGTCAGGACAAGGTTGTTTTCTAATATTTCCAAAGCCTTGCGTGTAATCATGTCAATAGTAAGAAGTGAGTTACTCATCTTGTAGTCCTTTCAAGAAGCTAGGAAGACTGGTGAGGGCAAACGCCGCCGTTTTTATGTTTGCCTATCTGACAGTTCATACAAAGAACTTGATACCCGGTAGGAAAACCATTTTTTCTGAGCCATCCATAGAAAGCTGTCCCGCTTCCTGCGTAAAGCCCTGATTTTCTTTCTTTGGCACCGTCGTTATCTATGTGATCTATAGATAGGAACATAGGCTCTGTCTCTCCGCAACAAGAACATTTATAGCCGCCATAAGCCGCAAATACCTGTTCTTTACACCGAGCGTTAATTCGATTGGTCTTATCCCGTTCCGCTTGCCGCATAGCGGCTACTTCTTCAGGTGTTCCATTCGCTAACTTTCGGTTGCGCCATTCGCGGGCATGTTCACGGGATTTCTCCCGGTTATTTTCCCGCCAATCGCGCATACGCAGATTGACTTTTTCCCGGTTTCGTTCGCGGTATCGCGCTGCCGCTTCTCTGTTACGTTGCCGCTTCAGATCATCAGCAGTTTGATCTTCACTCTCCATTTCTGCCTCCATTTTCGAGTTATCATACTCGACAATGGCGGCTTAGTCTATCGTCTGTTCTGCGCTTCCCACTTCTTGATCTGTCTTTGCCGTTCCGCTTCTATCCAATCCGACGTTGACATTGACTTTAATGACCGAGGGTCAGTCGTATCATAACGCGGGCCTGAGTTTGACCGGGTAGCTGTGACAGGAGCAAGAGGTGCGGGCGCGGTTGAGGTTCTCTTAACCGGCGGATTGTCGGCCAATTTGGCTTCAATCTTTCCGATCTCTTTTGCCTGCAAGACTGGCGGCAAATTAGCTATCCGTTGGGCTTCTTTCGGATTAGACCCAAGGTGATAGATCACTTCGGGGCCAATATCGGAAGCCTGGATAGCTTGGGCCATAATGTCCGTGACGGGAAGGTTAGGATTATACGCGACTTGTTCAAAGTCCTCGTAACGATCCCGCGCTTCTTCTTCGCGGTCTTTATAGCTGTCTAAGATCGCGGCTTGCTGCTTTGCGGCCTCTCGCTGCGCTAGAAGCTGTTGAGCGCGCTGTTCAGCCAATGCTTCCGCATAATGCTGAGCGTTCTCAAAATCATCCGGCGCGGGTGGAGGTGCGGCCGGCTGTTGACGAGCCTGCTGCTCCGCAAGCCGTTGGGCCTGCTCTCTTTCCCATTTGCGCTGTTCTCTTGCAAGGCGCTTGCTGACAATCGCGTCCAACTCTTCTTGAGAGAACGATTTTGTCGGCTGCTGTTCCTCCGGCGTCGCTTCCACAGATTCCGGTGCTGCCGTAGCTTCCGGTTCCGGCGCGGGGCTGATCTCCGCTACAGCCTGTTCATCTTCCATTTTCACCTAGCTTTCCGGCCAGTCGGTTAATCGAAATTACTCTTCTTCGGCTTTGTCGTCAATAAGACCTTTACCGATCTCTTGAATCTTAGCCGCAAGCGGCAGCGCTTCACTAGCGACGGTCAAGCCTCCGGCTTTGGTCGCAATGTCCAGCAACTGCAACAGCTTGTTTAGTTCTTCTACTGTAAACATTACCTTCTCCAAGGTGTTCGCCCGGTGGAGAACTGACGCGGGCCGGGCGAACGTCCTCCCGCGCCAATCTTGTTACGCCTGCCAGGGCAGCGGCGGCGAAACCACGGGCGGATTGATCTGGTTAGCGATCTGCTGATCAAGCGCTGCGACCTGCGCCGCAAGCGTTTCAGGGCCGAACGCCTCTTCAAGCCAGCCGATAACCTGCGCTTCCGTCAAATCGGCATAGGGCGTGAACGGCGCTTCGGCGTCGAGCGTCACAGCCTGTGAACCGTATATATCCGCGTTATAGGTGCCGTCAGTCGCCTGACGCCGCCAGTGGACGGTGAACACAACGTCCGTGTGGCCGTCCTGTTGCGGGTATGCGTCAAGCTGTGAGATTACCCATGTGTATGTGTTAGCCATGGTAGTTCCTTATGCGTTTGCGATAGTCGTAACGGTTCCAGAAGAACCACGGTATTTCAGCGCGCCGCCTTCTACGTAGAGGTAACCTCCACCGCTAAAGTTAGCCGCAGGAACAGACGTAGAGTTTTTGATGCCTATATTTCCGCTGGCGTCAATCCTAGCGCGCTCGGCTGAATCGGTGGTGAACACTATTGGGTACGCACCAGATGAGTATAAAACTCTTCCGTATGCACCGGCAGAAAAACCAGAGCCTGTAGAATTATCTATACCAAAGTAAAAATCACCGCTTGTATTTTTGGCTTGAAATACTGAATAGTTTGTTGTGCCGTTTAATTGAACTCTACAAGTCGAAGCGCCTGTGTTAGATAAAGTTAATACGCCAGCGCTACTAGTCGTCCCAACCAGCAGATCACCCGATGCTGTCAGCGTCATCGCCTGCGTGAAGCTGATGGCATTGCCTGCGGTGCCGGAGGGTGCTGTATGCCAAGTGTGAATGCCGTCATTTTGCTGATAGTATGACGCCGGTTTACTAGAAACGTCGTATTTATAGCCGCCATCAAAATAGGCGTTGCTTAACACAAAGATGTTTCCGCTTGTTGTCGCACTCCAAACGCTACTACCCGTAAATCCAACACTAAACGCTTTTCCTGTAGACCATGTTCTCGGCGTAACACCCAGTCCTAAATTTCCTGCGGCGTCTAGGCGCATTAACTCGTTAGCGGAAAATGAACCGTTTAGGTTTGATTGTCCAAAGGTAAGCGCGTTACTTGGATTACCAATATAGAAATGCTGGTATGAGCCAGAGGTATTAGTGAATGTCTGATATACAGCAGACGTTCCTCCAGACAGGTTGAATGCTGTAATTGGCGACGAAGTGCCAACGCCCACCAGCCCGCCGGAGGTGATACGCATACGCTCTGTATCTGATGTGGAAAACAAGATTGGCGCGCTGGCGCTATTCCACATCACTAGCCCATAAGCAGAACCGAAAGGCGATCCGCCACTACCGTCCATACCAACGTATGCTATGCTACTACCGACCCTATATTGAGTGTAGACAGGGTTTGTATCTGTGGACGAGTATATACGCATCTGAGAGGACGCACCTGCTACGTCCAGTTTTAGAACTGGCGAACTTGTTCCAATGCCAAGCCGACTATTTGCGCTGTCCCAAAACAGACTACTGCTATTCCCAAACGCACCCGTCCCATTGCCAAACGGAATGTAGCCAGCGGTAAGCGAGGTGAGGCCGGTGCCGCCGGACGCAACGCCGAGCGGCGTGGTCGTAAGCGTCAGGGCCGCCGCCGACATGGTGCGGCCCGCCGTAAGATCCGAGATAGCGACTTTCTTGGTCGTGCTGGACTGCACGATAGGCAGAACTTCCGTTCCTGCGACAGGCGTCGTAGCAGCGGGAAGAGCGGAGATTTTTACGTCAGCCATTCGAGTAGTCCTTAAAGAAGAATAAGCCCGCCGTCCTCCTGGACGAGATTAGCGCCGGCTTCCGTCGCCAGATTTGCCGTTAGATCGGTCTCGCCCTTACCCGAGGTAAGAGATACGATACCGCCCAACCCAAGAGCCAGAGCGTTTCGGAGTGCGACGCCCCAGCTCATCGTATGTTAATCGGCTTGCAGTAGATGTCGCCGCCCGTGCCGACCTGAATAGCACTAACACGCCACGGCGCACCCGTCCCCGAAGGCACAGTAAACGGAATCGGCGTGTTCGCCGGAATCGGCGTAGAAGCCGTCGTAGCCGTGACGCCCTCGCCGACAATCACATAGCATTCCGTCGTCGACCAGATAACGACGCCCTGCGGACCTGCGGGCCACGTCGCGGTAGAGCCGGCCGTGCCGGTATAGCTGACCGTTCGGGCCGGAAAGTTGCCGTCAGCAAGCGGATTCAGAAGTTCCATATCAGCCTCACGCCAAGAATTTCAATTTATACAGCGTTTTCAGATACAAGCCAACTATCTCGTCGACAATGTTCTGAATAGCCGTGTCGTCGCCGAACTCTTCGCGGCCTTTTTCGATCTTTTTCAGCGAATCTTCAAGAAATTCAACGACATTTCCTGTTTTTTCAGCCGAATGAAGCGTAATTGGCCCGATCAGACCATGCCGGCCCTGATAGGTTTCCACCAAATCATCGGCCAAATCTATGATTTTGGGGTAAAACGAGCCCAAAGCCTTATGTTTGGCGTAAGACCGCGTGTTGAGATGCACAGAATGCGTCACGTCGCGCGCTAAGAACAAGTGTCCGATCAGATCCGCGCAGCTCATGCCACCCTCGCAAATTCGCCGTGATATTTGTCACGGGCTTCCGAAGCCACAAGAGCGGCTAGTTCAAGGTCTTCAAAATACCCAAAATGGCGTATTTTATTGTTTACGGACAGGGAAACACCCCATTTATTCAATCTTTTATGCCAGCACACATTTTTTACGCCAGAAGTATTATCTTTTCGCTTTTTTGCATTCTGAGCGTTACCTAAATGCGTAGCGGCGCGAAGATTTTCAGAACGATTATTCGATATATTTCCGTCTATATGGTCGATAATATTGGCCATATATCCATGAAACATTAAAAATATGAGCCTATGCGCTTTATAAATCTTACGCGCATATTGAATGTGCGTGTATCCCCGTTTGCCGGCATATCCGGCTATAGATCCTCGCGGCGTTTTTGCCGGATTTGTCGGATTCTTCCAATAAAGAACGCCGTCTCTGTATTCAAACAGATGATGTGCTAATTCGGCGTTCATTGAGGCTCCATTCCCGGCAAAGTCTGCATGGGAGTGTTTCGCGGAACTATATCGCCCGTATCCAAAGCAGCGGCAATAGTTCCCTGAACTATATCACTAATCTGCTCTGGCGACAAACCAGCCTGCATGGCCGAAAGACGTTTTGTCTCGGCGTCGTAAGCCTTGATCTGCGCGTTCTGCTCGTCAATCGCCAATTTCTGCATTTCATACGACTGCATGAGCTGCTGAATCTGAGCGTTGGTCTGCTCCATCATCTGCGACATTTGAACGATCTGCTGCCGCATAGCCTGCGCTTCCGGCGATTCGTCCGTATCCTGAAGCACCTTCGGGTCGAGCATCTTTTCGAACCGCTTGGCCATCGTCTCCGCGCCTGGCCAGTCCATGTTCTTGACGAACAGATCGCCCGCGACGCCCCAGAGAGCCGGGTTTGTCTGGAGGATCTGGCCCATCGTGTCCATGGCCTCCTGCTTACGGGTCATGTAGCTGGGGCCAGACGACACATGCACGTCGTAGGTGCCGACGTTCGGGTTGTAGATCTTCATGATCTCAATACCCTGCTCGTCGACGATCTTGCGCACGGCCTCCGGCTGCTGCGGATTGATCCGCGCCATACCGACTTCGCCCTCGACATTGATGATTCGAGCGACGCGCTGCGTGTCATAGATCTTCGGAATCAGATCGACGAGCTGACGGGCGACGTATTTTACCGCGCGGGCGAGGTTGTCGACATAATGATAAGTGCTCGTGTCGCCTTGCCGCTCCCGAGCGAGGATCGCACGACCCGTCCGTTCGTTGGAAGTCGCCCCAATGCTACTGTCGTATTGGCCAGTGGTCGACTTAATGTCTTCGCCTGCGCCCATTTTGGCTTGGATAAGGCCCGTTTGAGCCATCGGAGGCTGGGCGCGTTCAGGTAGCGGAAGCGGGTTTCCAGCTCCGTCAGTGACATCAGGATTGACCTCCAGATACGGCCAGTTGTTCGTATTGGCCGTCTTCCAGTTAATTTCATAACCTTCGAACTGGCCGCCATAGCCAATGAAGGGCGCTTTAGGAGCCAGCGCCAGCATTTCCGCTTCCTGGCTGACCCAGTAGTTATACATGCGCTGCGCGTCTTTGGCGTTGCGCACCAGACCGCTAATGTAGATCTGACCGTCGACCTCGAATTCGTTGCCGATCACGCGAATGACGGGGATGTATTTGCCCGCCCATTCCCGCTCTTCCAGCACCTCATAGCCATTAGTCTTAATCCACATGACCTTGCGGCGGTCGCTTTCACGGCTACGCAACGGCTTCCCATAGGCGCTCTTTAGCCGACGATCCTCCGGCGTGCCATCGAACGCCGTGATGTTGTCTGGGTAAAGATTCAGCTTCGCCTTCTGCATATCAACGTAGAAATACTCAGCGATGCGCACCGTTTCTTGGCTGACCCACATGCTCAGCGTCTGGTCGCCCACACCCTGCGACATCATGCCAGTCACAGGCGTCGCGTCTGGGTACATGCGCTCGTATTCAGCCTTCGGAATGTCTTCCGTAATAAAGCAATAGTTCGCGTCCTGACCGCACGGATCTTGAATCATCGGGTCCATGTAGACGCTGAAGCTGCTACGGACGCGACCGATCTTGATGTCCTGCTCGAAAGAGTCCTCTTTCGTGTATTCGGTCAGGATGCGGATATAGCCTTCGCCGTAGGTGACTTGGTTATCACAGGCCGTGTCATAGGCAACATCGGCGTCCGACATATACTCAATGTGCCGCACGATACCGTCGAAGATCTCCGCGACTTCCGGGTCGGCGTTCTCATCGGCTGGGATAACGCGCGCGGTCGGGCGGTTTTGGCGTTGCTCGTTCGTGACCAGCCTGACGTGTTGGGGCAGCTTGTTAATCGTCAGGCACGGCCGTGCGTTGATCGTCTGGCCTTGCACCGCGCCGCGTGTCGCCAGCACGTCCGCCGGCCATTGCCACGCGTTGTCCGGCGAGCCCGCCATGAAGCGCAGATCGTCTAGCTCGTCTTCGCGGCTGTCTGAATAGGCCGCCATCGCCACCGTAAAGCGGTGACGCATGGTCGCCAGACGGTCATCATCTGGATTGTCGGAGACTTTGCCAGCGGCAATTACGTCGTCACTTGCCACAAGACTTGCCCTTGCTCATCTTGCCCGGCTTGGCAGCCGCGCGCTTGGTAGCGTATGCTATCGCAACGCTTTGTTTTACGGGTTTCCCCGCTTTGATCTCAGCGGCGACGTTCTTACGGAACGCGTTCTTTGATGTTGACTTAACTAACGGCATTAGCGTTTTCCCTTAGCTGTCTTAGCAGATTGTTTGAACGCCTTGGCGGTCGGTGCGCCCTCTGCACCCGGCTTGCGCATCTTCTCGCCTGACCCGGCCTTGATGCGCGCCCGCTTAGCGTGAATGTTGGCGTAGAGCCCCGGCTTACTTGCCACAGTTCCACCTCTTCATGCTGGCCTTCGCCCGCTCTGCGTTCTTCGACTTAGCGACCACGCCGCCCATGCGCGCACAGAACGACTTTTTACGCCCCTCATCGGCCTTGGTCTTAGGGTTGGGAGCCGGCGGCTTGAGCTTGCTGCCCGTCGCGGCGTTATACTTAGCCCGGCCCTTGGCCGTCAGCCCAGCGCCCGCCTTAGTCGACAGCTTCTCGCCACGTCCTACTGACAGCGATACCATCTAGTGTCCCATCCATCCTGAAGAGGCTGCGTTGCCACCATAACTGACGCGTGGTCTGTTGTCCATTGGTCTAGCCTCCCTGTGCGCCACCGGATACGCGAACGTCACCGCGATAGCGTCGGCGGCGTCGGGGCTCGCCAGCCCTCTCGCCTTCATGTCTTTCTTGCTTTCTAGGAATATAGTCCCTTTACTGTCGGGCTTCATCATGGGGCCTGTAAGATCGGACTTTAGGAATCGGTCGTTTGGTATGCTGGCGGTCTTCAGCCATTCCCGCATGGCGTGCCACATCTCGGCGCGCTTGTTCCCGAACATGATCGGTTTGCTTGAGCGCTGTCCGAAGTTCACGCCCCGGATCTTGTATCGCTGCTCCTTCAGCCGGTCGACCACGCCTGCGCCCAGGCCGCCCTCGTCCACGACGACGAGCGCTGGGCGGAACTCTTCGATGATGTCGATGACGCGCCCCACGACCTCCATCGTGTCGTCACCCCTGTATCGCCGGATAGCGATAATATCGCGCCCTTGTCGAATGGCGATGACCGTGGCGTCCGCTCCGAACCGCGCCGGGTCGACACCCACGATTATCGGTGCCGTCTGGTCTTTTTGTGGTTCGCGTGTCTGCGCTTCCATGACCAGTGATGACGGTATGAACTGGTCATCGCTCGCGTTCGGGAAGGCTCCGTAGACCTCGACGTGAGCTTGAGCGCTGTCGGGGCCGTATTCGTCGATAATCTGCTGATAGACTGCCTTATCAGTTCCCTCCACGCTTCTGGCGTCAACAACCTTGTTTCGCCAGAAGTCGCGCTTGTTGTGGAAGCACTCGTAGAAGTATCCGCTGTTACGGCGGGGGTTGCTAAAGCTAAGCCAAAAACGATTAGGAGTGTTCTCTGTAAAGAAGCCACTGGCCACCGCCCAGATAGAGTCATCAATACCGCTGGCTTCGTCGAACACCAGCATGACGCCCGCGAAGTTGTGCACGCCCGCGTAGCTGTCCGGGTTCTCGGCCGACCACAGCCGCCCCTCGACGCCCCAATAGCGCGTGCCCAGCTTCAGATCCCGCTCGACCAGTTCCGCGATCCACTTGGCCGGCAGCACGCGGGTGGCGCTTACCTCGAACCAATGGCTGTTGAGCGACATGCTAAGCCACTTGGTGATCTCGGCCCAGGTGACGCTGCGTAGCTGCGCCTCACTGTTGGCCGACACGATGGTCGTCGAGCCGATCCTTGTCGTCAGCATCCAGATCACAAGCCAGCTCACAAGGGCCGACTTGCCGATACCGCGGCCGGAGGACGTGGCCATGCGGAAGGTTTCGAAGTTTCGAGACAGCGTAGCTGGATCGATGTCGCGGTCGCCGTTTGTTTTAATGTGGTCGCGCAGATCTTGGAGGACTTCTAGCTGCCATTTGCGCGGGCCTGTGAAGTGTTCGAGCGGCGTGCCAGCCTTACCCCACGGGAACGCCATCCTCACGAACGCGACCGGATCGTTCTTCACCTGCGCCGACCATAAGGTCGCCATCAGCTTCTGTTCCTCGTCCGCTGAGTAGATCGGCACTTGCATCTAATATCTCTCCTTGGATCACGCGCTGCTGCGCCTCTTCCAGCGCCGCTATGATGGATATGCGCTGCTCGACCTGCACCTGCACCGACTGCGGGGCCGTCCACTTGTGGACGTGCTTGAGGATGTCCAGCGCCGCTTTGGTGTCGCCGCTGCGGGCGGCGTTGTGCAGCACCTCGGACATTTCCGCCTCGCCCTCGGCGCGTCCTTTCTGCTCAGCATACTCCGCGATGGGGTCGAACTGCACCAGCCGCCGATACTCGGTCGGGGTCATGCCCGCGGCGTAGGCGAGCGTGTCGCCCTTTAGCCCTTTGCGGGCGGCGAGATAGATGCGCTCTAGGACGGCTTCCGTCGCCTCTATTTTGCGCGGCTCGTATGGAAGAGACTCGAACATAATAAACTTTTTAGCACAGTGCGGTCAGAAAATAAAAATAAAAAAGTTCGCGTGATGGCTACGTATTTCTTAAAGGAGATCCCCAGGCCCAGACCCCCCCCTATTTGTCAACGCTACCTGCGTTAAGGTTAAACGTTAAGGTTAATAATTATGGTTAACGTTGACGCCGATCGGGATCGGCCGAGCGCGGATCATGCTGCATTGCAGCATAGTCAAATCGCCATATCGCCATGTGATTTGAGGTCGCGTGGGAATTCCCTATGAGCGAGCCTGGCCATTTGCGCGGGCGTGGGCGGCGGGGCAATTATCGCCATATCGTCAAATCGCCAAGCAACTTTCATCCGCTCTACATTTATATATTAACTTGTATACATTTATTACATTTACACTAACATATAATAGTAAGATGACGATATGACGATAAGCAGGCGTTGCCTGGGGTTAGCGCCGCGTCGTCCATGACGATCTCGCAACTATTCCGTAACTATATCCACAAAACACCAAAAGATTTATTGCAAAACCCGCCAATCGTGCTATTCATAACATATCCACAACGTAGGGGGTAAAAATGTATCGGGTTTTCGTTTATCGTCACGACGCCTGGCTTTTCGTGGATTCGACGTCCGATCTGGCGGCCGCGCAAGCGCTCGCCGAGCGCGTCGGTGGGGTCGTGTTGTGATTTTGTTAGCAGGTGCAGCATGTATGAAGTAGCAATACAAACGCGGGATCTAAAGATGACGCGCGTTATAGTGGAGACGAGCAAGGCCGCCGCAATCCAAGCGGCGCGCCAATGGGCTAAAGAAGCAAGCGCCGACGTGGCGTGGGTTCACGTATTTAGCCTGGCGACGGATTTGTCGGTCGTCTCGTTTCAGTCGTTAACGTCTCGTTTAGCATAACCGAAGGCCGCGCTTTACAAGGGCGCGGCCTTTTATGTAACATATCCACACTGTATAAGAGAGGAAACGACATGCGCCTTCAAAGCAAGCTAGAACAATATGAGCAAATGGTAGCCGCGACGCTGGCGCAATATGGCGTCGCGAAAGGATCAATAACCGAAGGGTGGCAAGCCTGGCGCGTGGCCGGCAAAGCGGGCGTATTAGACGACGCCTTCGCCATAAGCCGCGACATAACCGATGGGCATATACAAACCGCGCTGGAAAAGATTTTCCCGGCGGCCGTGTTCAAGGATCCTAAGCGCTATTAATCAGAGGCGGGGCTTTACGGCCTCGCCTTTTCTTTTGTGACCTTAACCGAGGTGAAGTAAGATGATCAATAACTATAGAGAGCTTCTGAAAGCAATAAAGCGCAATCGGTTTACCGGCGTGATTCTATATGAAGGGCCGAGCGCAATCGACGGCGCGCCAGTCGTCGTTATAGCTAACCGGATAGAAGCGGCGAGCGCTAACGCTAAGACTGGCGCAATGGTTCAGACCTTCATAATCCGCGCCGACGTTAACCCATACCGCGCGCTGAAAACCGGCCAGGACGAATCGGTTTGCGGCGACTGTCCGCAACGCCCTTTCAAGGGCGGGAAATGTTACGTCGACGTGGCGAAATCAGTCGCCAGCGTTTATGGCGCTTATGAGCGCGGCCGATATGCTAAGCCAGGCGTCGACTATGATCCGGCGATTCTACCGGATCTATTCGCCGGCCGGGCTTTTCGTTTGGGCACCTATGGGGATCCGGCGGCCGCGCCGTTCCAAATCTGGCGCGCCGCAACTCTGAAAGCCGCTAAAATCACGGGTTACAGCCACCAGTGGAGAGATCCCCGTTTCCAGGCTTTCGCGCTGCTATGCATGGCGTCTTGCGAGACGGAATCAGATCAATTGCTGGCAAGCGCTTGCGGATGGCGTACGTTTCGCGCCAAGCGCGCGGCCGAGACTAAGACGACGACTGAAATCGGCTGTCCGGCCGCTAAGGAAAACGGCGCGCGCACGTCGTGCGACCGTTGCGGCTTGTGCGCCGGCAATACAAGCGCCAGCAAGCGCGATATCGTCATAAACTTGCACGGTTTTCGTGTCGGCAAAGCCGCTTAGCCTAGGGAGTAAAGCAAATGGTAATATCCGAGCAAGCCGGCCAGGCGTTGTACAAAGCCTGCTATAAGAACGGCCCTCACAAGGGCCGTCTATTAAAGAACCCGCCAAAAGATCCTATAGCGCGCGCGGCCTGGTATGGGGCGCAATCGGTCTGCAATCCATACAAGCTATCCATCGGCGCTTTGCTGTTTATGCCGGATGAAGAGCGCGCGATATATCGCGAAGTGGCGAAAATATTCGACGACCTGAAAGCGGCCGGTTGGCGGCCGGAAGGGTTAGACCGTGACCGCTATACATTAGAGAGCCTGGGCGCATGGTAATGGATCCTTTAAACCTAAACCGATTCGAACCCATAGACGCGAAAGTGAAGGCGCTCGAAAGGGCGCTTTCCGACGCCGTGTGGGATGAAAACGACGTAGCCGTCGACGTGTTAGAGCGGGAAATCCGCCGGCTTAAAACGCTGCAGGAAAACGGCGAGCAATACGACATGCCATTTTGAGGAAACGACCATGCTAGAGATTCAAATTGAGATCCAGGCGCTTGAGGCGCTTTTAGATCACCTATCCACCGTGGAGCGGCCGCCAGTATTAGATCTGGCCTATAAAACCCTGCAGGACGCCCATATCAATGCGGCCGAAGAATACTGGACGGAGGTATGGACATGCGGACAATAGAGATAGACCTTGATCAATTCCAGCCGTGGCCGGAGATATGCGTTTACGTCTATGGAAAGGCGACCATCTCATATGAATATGAGCCAAGCGACCCGGATGTAGGTTATAGGGGCGGCGTCACCTATCCAACGGTCGAATCAATAACGATTGAGGCGCACCTGTCCAAAGACACGGCGCAGACCATCGGCCTGGATCATCCCATGTTCGCGCCCATCGCCAAAATATTAGAGACGACTGATTATGCCGTCGAAGATTGTGAAAACGACTGGGCGGATTATAACGCGCATGATTACGAAAACTGACCTGATCGCCTTTGCCGTGGGGGCGGCGCTGGCTATCCCCGCGCTCGCCCTATTCGTAACATATCTACTGGGGGGCTTATAATGCGAGTGCTAATTGCTTGCGAGTTTAGCGGGACGGTGCGGGACGCCTTCACACGGCGCGGTCATTATGCCGTGTCATGCGACCTGTTGCCGTCTGAAACGCCCGGCCCGCACCATCAGGGCGACGTGTCTATGATCCTGACCGATGGCTGGGATTTGATGATCGCGCACCCGCCCGGCCCGGACAGGTGGAAAGAACGGTCACGAACTTACGGAGGCGTCGCGGAAGCGATGGCGGCACAATGGGGAAAATGAAGGACTATTTTGAGTTTAGCCAGCTCTTACACTGGCTGTCAGACGAAGCGCTTAACATCCTGCTGGAGACAGAGCGGGACGATTACCGCGCAAAGATCATCCAAAACGAGCTAGAGGCGCGCGGCAAATGACCTACGAAGAATTGAAGCTAGAGCTGCGCAAGAATAGCGGCTATCGCGCTAATGTCGGCAAGGAAGGCGTGAGGGGGTATTTCTTGCAGTTAAAGGAAGGGGACGACCGAAAGCGCATTGAAGCTATGGTTTCAGTCGCGGTCGAATGTTTCTTTCGGGAGATAAACGGCGAGACAATTCCTTCCGACCTAACAAGAGAAATTGAAAATGCTCAAACTAGACCTAACGACTGAGCCCGGCGGGGTCTTGACCCGCTGGAAGGTTGGGGAGGGGCTGTCGCTGCATCGGCGCGATGGCACTCTCATAATGAAAATCCATGCGCCCTACGCTGACGAGCGTTCTGTCGTCACGGCGGCGCACGCCCTTAACTTCATGTTCAAGAGTCTGAAACATGCGAAAGCAAGAGATGATCGAGGAGATTCGGGAGCTGATCGAGGAAACAGCCCGGAATCATAACCTATCAACCGAGGCCCTGACCGGCCATAACCGGCGCAAGGGGGTCATCTGGCCCCGGTTCGAGATCATGTGGCGCGCGCGTAACGAGCTAAATGCGCCGCTCCAGCTCATTGGGCAAGTGCTAGGGGGCCGTGACCATACGACGGTCATGCACGGGATCAAACGCTATGAAAATCGGTGAAGCAATGGCAATCTTACTGGCGGTAATAATCGAAATAGTGTTGGGGTTAAAGTGATGACGTTCGAGGAGCAATATCAGGCCATACAAGCCGTAATACCTGACCTGCCACGCGATGTGCCGGCTTATCAGGTCAATCCACCCCTATGGGCCTTCTGGCGCACGGTCGAGCCGTGGGCGCAAGAGAGCCCTGTCTTTACTGAAATGGAGATCGTGCGCCGGCTGGACTTGCTTTACATGGGGCAAGGCGTCTGCTAAAAAGGTTTTGACACAGGCTTGTGTCGTTTCCTCCCTATGGTGACTTAGCCCCGCTTCGGCGGGGTTTTCTTTTAGCGCTGCTGTTCACCTACAGCCAAACCCATGCTCTGCAAATACGGGTAAAGCCAGTCGCGCATGGCGTTCATGCCGTATGGATCTGGTCGACCGTAGGGCGACTGACGAAAACGCGATAGCCAGACCTGTTTTGGGTCCATCATTTGTGCTAGAGCGTTCAAGTCTTCCTGCCCATAGCCAAAATTATCAGGGCGGCGCGGCGGCAACGGAACGTAATAGTCAAGGTTATAAGGCATGACCGAATCCGAGTTCGAGCGACGCCTCAAGGCGCTTCAGCAGGAAATATCCGAAGCCTATCTTAAAGGATATGCCGAGGCACGGCAACGGGCGCAGTGGAACCTCACCGCCTGTCTCGACGAGGCAACACGCCTCCGAAACGCCCTGGAATTCGCGCTCGACGAGGTGCAAGACCCTCATCGCCGAGCGCAAATCCTAATAGCAATGCGACGCCACAGCGAATCAGATCAACGCAACGACACCACATTGTCCGCCCCTCCGGGCTCCACAGCGTCGCGTAGCTGACTCTTGCTCAGCCCGGCCATCTCCGGCCGCACGAATATGTGCCGCTTGGACTTGTGTTTTGGGGAGCAGCACAGCCCCTTGTCAACCCATCCCGCCTCCTTGAGCGCATGGAACAGCGCCGGCTGCACCAGTTTCATATGGGTCGGCGCGGTCTTCTCCATCTCTTTAATGACCTCGTGCCAAGGGCCGGACAAGATGTCGACGTTGAACGGCGCTTCGCGCTTTTCGATCAGATGATAGATGAAACTCTCTGCGTTGCTCATGCCGGTGAAGATCAACTTCTGCTTGTATTCGGTCATCATCGGTATCGCCTGCGGGCCGAAGCCAGACACATCGCGCGCGTATAACCAGCCGGCCACGGCTTCGAACCCGCCGTTTTTATACCAGCCCCAGATCTTATCGGCTTCGCTCGCCGTCATCTTGGCGCTTTCAGACCAGACGCAGAACCAGCGCCGGTCGTCCGAATCAAGTGTGATCGGCAGATCCTCATTCGTGAACGCCAGCATGAACAGGCGATTAACCATCTGATACGGATGCAAGCCTTTGCGATTAATTATCAGTGTCTCCGGCGGCGCGGCGATGATCGGTTTGAGTTTGTTCGCCAGCGCGCGACGATCCTTCGCCTCCGGCTCTTTCAACTCGTTCAGCACGACAATCTCAGCCTCTAGCTGGTAGCCCCACTGGCTCGACAGGCTGTCATTGTCGATCAGACCTTTGTTCTTCTCATGCGGGCCGCACACAGACCATATAAACGGTGCCCACATCGTATCTTTACCGCAGCCGCCCTTGCCACCGTGCAGGATCGCGTGGTTGATCTTGACGCCAGGATTCTGCAACTTAAACGCCATCACATCCCAGATATGATTCAATTCGTCTGCATCCGGCACAAGCCGGCGGCAGTGGTCGAGCCAGGGCGTCGCATCACCACCGCCCGTGACCTCCGGTCGCGCGTCGCGCCAGACGTTGCCGTAGACAAGCCCATCCTTATGCACCATCCAGTCCTCGCCGGCGGCATAGGTCAGACCTTTCAGCGCGTAACCGCCCATCGCCTCGCGATTCTCGTCATACCAGATGGACGCCTCAAGACGCCGCGGCTTCTCGCCAGCGGACTTGCATTCGATATGTCTAAAGATTGCATTAAATGCTTTGCGGCTGATTTCGCTGCACGTCTTTTTATCGAAATAGGCGTCATCGTCGACAATATACGCAAAGCGTTTGTGCCAGCCGGCGCGTTCTTCGCGGCCTGCCTGTTTACGCTCCACGTCAGCGATAGTTTCCTTGCCCTTGTCGGGAAACTCTTCGGTCGGCGTCAGTTTGTTAATCTTACTGGTATATTCGGCAATGAGGTCGTCACGCAGTCCGGGGATGGCGCGGGGGCCACCCTGTTCCGCCACCCAATCGCAAAAGAACTTGCTATCAAGACCGTCGCAATGACCATGATGACAACAGAATGAACGATCTTGCGGCTTGTATCGCGCCTCAATGCTGCCATCGGTATGCTCCGCATGATTCGGGCAGACAACGCCGCACCAACCGGCCGCGTTCGTGCCGGACAGAACAAGACTGTTTTCGCTCAGCCACGCCAGCACCGTGTCGTTACCCGTGTCTTTTACTCTAAACGTAATAGCCTTTGCGTTTCCGGCATCAACTGGCGTGACGCCGAGCGCAGCGCAGATGTCTTCAAGTCTAAATTCTTTAGTTGAGTCGAAAGAGACTTGTCTAGCAACAAAATCTTCGCGTCCAGGTTTGCGATTGACTGAGCCTGGTAAACGGCAGTTCCTAACAGCATTAGTTGCGCCGGGATCAGTATAGCCAGCATTAGCAATAGCGATAAGCGCGGCACAGTGATCCTCCACGGTCGGTTGTTCGCTGTAAGCATACCAGTATTGATAATTTCCGGGGCTCGTCTCCACGATAGCGGTAGGATCAAGCGGCGGCACTTTAGATTTAGTGCCAATGTCGTCCAGCATCATAAACAGCACATGCGTGCAGTTCGACATAGACGCTGACGGCTTGTCCGGCATACGATCCATAATGAACGAGCCGGTATTCAGAAACCAAGACTCGCCTTCCTTGCGCTTATGCTTTGGCAAGTAAGCCGGCCATGTGTATTTAGGCGAGCCGTCCTTATGCAGCTTGCCGGTGTCGATTTGCTTGACAATAAGGGCCGTCTCGCCAGCCGGCGCGAGGCCGGTAAAATAATCAAAGAGGTTCATTTTTTAACCCCGCGCCAATAATCGCGACCATTTCGCCGATTAACTGTTGTAAATATCCTTCAGCCGCCGTTTCAGCTATGAATCCATCCGACCCCGCATAAACTTCGTAGGCTTCACGCAGCGCCGCTTCAAGTTCCGCGATGCGGGCGCGTGCTGTCCTGTATTCGCTGTGCATCATGTCAGCTTCTTTGCGTAACTCCGCAACCAAGTCGCTGTAGTCCAGCGAACTGTCAAACTTTGCTTGACTGTTCATTTGCCATATCTTCCCATAATGGTGGCTTCTACTTCTAACGGCAGACCTTCCGCCCATGCGGGCGGCGTCGTCATCACTTCTTCTAGGAGCGCCTTCGCCTCTTCGGGCCGATCAGACTCCATAACAATTTCATCGTGAACATGCAGAACAACGTCAGGCAGACGCCGCAAAGCCTCACGTAAAAGATCATGGGCGGTCGCTTGTGTGACGTTCTCGCACGCAAGCCCTCGCCAAAGCCTGCCACGCGGCCACTCTTTAGCATCCGCCGCAGGCTTCCAAGACGCCTTTGAATAGGTGATCGAACCATCGTCTTCAAACTTGGCGTTCGGGTAGCACAGCACGCGGCCGGAAGGGAGAGCATACCAAAGGTGCTGACCGTCAGCCAAGTAAGATATGCGGCCGGCTGTGAATACTCTGCCGGGGTTGCGCAGCGCACGAATGTAAGCAACCTCAAGATCAGACCAGAACGGAACCGACCACACATTCGTGCGACGCCATGCGTCTACCATACGTCGTGCCTCTTCTTCAGGAAGGCTCAACCCATAGACGCGGCCCATCGCAGCGAACGCGCCGATTCCGCCGCCGAATCCGCACGCCAGTTCCTGCACCTTACCAACTTGGCGCTGCGACTTATTGACACTATCATACGGCACGCGAAACGTAGCGGCTGCGTTGACGACGTAAGGATCTAACTTATCACGGAACTGTTGTAACTTATCCTCACCCCTACCGGACAACCATGGATTTACGCGGCCTTCGATGGCCGACCAGTCAGCGACGACGAACTGTTTACCGGGCGCAGGAATCAGGGCGGGCCGTAGCATCCCACGCAGAACGTCGGTGACACGGGCTCCATACTTAGGCACGATGGCATGGCTGCGAACCATTGAATGTCGCACGGCTTCTGGGTCATCGGCGCATTTACGTGTGAAGTTGTGGACTTGCGCACCATATGAGGAAGCACGCCCTGTGGCTGATCCTCCCGCAAAGACGAAAGCCCCTCGAACACGGCCATCGCTGCAAGCAAGATTATCAAGGCGATCAAATTTAGCAACAGAAGACGCCCAAAGGTCGTCAGCGCATTGTATGACTTCTCTGACATCGGGAGGCACCTCCTCTGGATCGTCTATGGCCAGTAGGTTAGCCCTGACGGTTTTGTCAATGGAGATCTTGCCGTCTCGCTCCATGAGTTTGAGGGCTTCAGGCCCGACGCGCTCTTGCACCCACAGTCGCATTCTAGGACTTCTAACAGTCTCGATCTGACCGTTAGTGATTTTCTTAACAGCAGCTTCGATCTCTTGAAGCTCAGTAGACGCGTATTTGACCGCCGCACGGCATAGTAGCTGATCGACAAGAACGCCGCGATCATTGATGCGCTCATTAACATGGTAATCCTCCAACTCTTCTGGCGTCAGTTCCCGCATGGCTTTGCTGGCTGCACGCATTGTTCGCACGTCCTGCTCACAATATTCGATGAGATCTGGGATAAGGTCATCCCTGTAAGGAGGTATGCAACAAGCTCGAACAAGAGCAGCACCACGATGATCTTTACGCATGTCCGTGCCAGCAAATCGCGCAACATCTTCTAAACTCCCCGGTGCACAGTTCGCCCGCGCTTGCGCAGCGGTGCAGTAGAATTGTTCTA